GTCTCCTAGGAGACCCCGCCACTACCGGGCTTAGCTATACAATCCAACTAGGGACTGTACTGGAACGTATGCTGAAGTCGTAAGCGTCTCTGCGAACGACATCAAATACATTTCCGATGTTAAACTCAGATCTTCGCCAATCTAAAAACGAATGGTGAAGTTTATCTGATCCATCTAATCGGGCCATAAGCTTTCGGAACAAAAACGAAGTCTTACGGTCACCAACCTTCCGCGGCTTGCGGAGGATGGTGCGGAAACGATACTCCCCATGACGGGAAGCAAAGTTCCCATCGAAAAGATGAGAATTGGTTGATTCAAGAACCGGACCCATGAATCTTAGGTCCGGTGGAACCATACGTAAAACGTATGCCTCCGCGCTCTGAATCTCCCCGTTCTGTTTCATAGACCATAGGTAAATACTGTTATATAGATGATATAATTCATCAATATAACATACCTTTGATTTATGAAATACAGGACGAACATCGGTACCATTAATGAAATCAGCTCCACAGGATTCTCTAAATTCACCAAAGAAGAAACTCTTCTCAGTGTTTAAGGAAAATCCGGAACAGTCAAGCATCTCCTTTAAGAACAAAGCTATCGACGTCGGGACGATTAAATCGTCACCGAATATCGCTAGGTCTTGATCTTTCCAGTTATGCCCGTGCGTTTTTAATGCACCGTAGACTAAGGCTGAAAATATTAATGATTCCAAAGCGAAGGTATAACCATTACCCATGGATGACATTTTCTCATATCTAACTGAGAAATTGTTACCGTGAGTACGACACACTTCACCAACAGGTGAACGTAGGTCGTTTAAGTAGTGATACCACTCAGGAGGTAGGAGTTTTTCACAGATACTCAGTGAGATAGAATCGCTTGCAGCAGCCAAATCTAAAGTGGACGTAAGTCCATCTATAGATCCTGCCTTTGCAAGTTTCTGATTCTTCTCTTGAGAGTCCAGATCAACACCCCACCTCTTGAGCCTACGTCTAATATAGCCTTCGGCTCCAAGCTGAAGGACTAAATTTAGACCGGGTTCAATAGCAATGGCTCTATGAGTCTTTGCTGACTTTGGAACAAATGTAATGCGATTACCAGGCACCACCTGCAAAACAGTATCTAACCAATTACTGGGTAGAATTTCATACATCTGTATGTTTTGTTTTGTTCGGTAACAATCCTCAACAGCGCCATACCAGCGCTTATCGGATTGAAGTAGTGCACGGGCATAAGGAAGAGCTTTTTCTGTGCAGGTATAGTGGGAGAAATCAGCAAACTTGAAATAGTTTGTAACTTCCCCACGATCTGAACGGATAAAGGTACTTCCTGGTCCATGTCTTGCATCCTTCATTAAAACGTCCCAAGAAGGTAGCTCATCACCTATAACACGTGAAATAAATTCACGTGCATAGGTGAAAGCCATATCTTGATCAGAAGTTTGATTACTCCTGTCATGACATGTTCCTGAAGCATTAAATGAATAACAACGGTCTTCTGCATTTAAAAATGCATGAACTGCTGTATCTTCACGATCTGCTTCAGAAATACCTTCGGAAAAGGGATATTTTCGAAGGAATGACACTATCTGATATATCAGAGCAAATGAATGCTTTGACATATCATGGCCAAGGTTTATACACTGTGGTCCCCAGCTGTCTCCTAACTCCATGTATTTTATGACATTTCTGTCACGAATACATTTCTCAATTTCGAGAACGAAGGTAGGAGGAAGATAGTTGACGTTGTCGTCGACCAAACGAGAGAGAACTTTCCAAGGGAAATCCTTAGAGAGTTTTCTTGCCAGAGAAAATTTATTCTTTGACATAATTTTAGCTCCATTCGAAGTTAAAGTTATCGAGACTGTTTCTCCGTAATACGCTTAATACAATCATAAATGGCACATAAAATGCATGCCAATACTTTTGGATTAAGCCAATTACGGAATTTAGATTTCACCGAGTTTAATCAGTGAGTCCATTACAGTATCGTCGTTGATCATCGCGACAACACGCTCACGTACAAGTGTACGTTGAGCATCGGAAAGGCCTACTGGTAAACTAAAAGAAATGTTTACCAGAGCATTTTCGACCACAGTGGCACCTTCTTTATTTAGAACGTCGAAACCATCTGTGAACTTCACAGCGGATTTCTGCTTTCCAAAGGAGAGGCCTGGGCTACTTAAAGGTGAACGATACAACTGGAGCTTACGTGGTTTCATGGACGAATGATTGTCCAATTCCAAATAAGTTGTCCGGTTCTGGATCTCCTCAAACCTAGTATAGGTTGTGGGGACAAGAACTGCGTCGTCAAGTTCATCTACTTGTAGTACAATAGTGTTAAGTTGCATAAGATGCTCCTACGTCCGTTATGGACGAGATTAACGTGATAAAAGGCCACGCATAATGATGGCCATATCAGCGAGTTTAAAGAAGTCGAGATTAATATCAATACTCGGCGTTGTCCTATAATCACCAATGACACGTTCCTTAACGTGTTCAATGTTGTCATAGGAAGACTCGTAATCGTACTGAGCTATTGCGGTACCAATAACGTTAGACTTGTCATCAAACGAAGACACCTGGTGATATTCACCAGTTGTAGTCGTCGTAACATGATCATACGTAGTAGTATCAACAACATACCATGCTCCTAACACATTGGCAAATGGAGAAACACTCCACGCACCAATGGTGTCGGCGAGATTGATGAACCAACCAGCAATAAATGAGAAAGGAATCAACTCATAAATCGCTAGAGGGACGTCAGTCATTCCCCACGTTTGAAGAGCTGAGCTCTTCGAGGCGGAGATGGTATAAAGGACCCCAGCACGAACATTTACTTCTACAGAAAGATCACGTTTCCCTTCTTTGGTGAGGACATAAGAATTGCCGTCACCATCATAGGACGTAAAAGCGACGTTAGAAACAGTCTCTTTTACTGAATCGGAATCTTTCGCCGAACCTCTAGCAGTATATCGAAGGGTACCGTCACGCACGTGGTTCCAAGCACTATTGATCTGAGAAGCATCAATAATGAGTGGACGAGCGGCGTAACGGGCAGTCATGTAGCCGTCAGCAAGTTCTTTAGGAGATATTTCACTCCTTAAGGCCTTGAGGTCAAGCTTCTTGACATCTCTAAGAATACGTAAGAGTTTGAAACAAACACCTTGAATCGAAGAAGCAGTTTTCTTAGCTTCTAAGATAGACACCAGCGAGTTAGCCTTAGATACATCTATGTTGGCCCATGCGGCATTGACAGCTTTGTCAATTGCAGCAGCGGAGTCAACACTAACAGTGTTTTGAAACTCTGTTAGATCAGATGAAATAAGAACATCTCCCGATTGGGAGGTCTCGTATTGGTGAAGATTTTCGACAGTGTTACCGTCGTCGTCTTCATAGGTGAAAATTCCATCGGAAGGACCAGTGAAATTTACATTGGAACGGACAGGTGCAGTGATCGTAGTACTACGAGCCTTTGTCATCGGACTGAGAACAACCCTTCCAGAAGCTTTCGCTTTGTGGAAACCGGGTGTCTCAACGTCGATCATTGACTCAGAATCGAATGAGCTACTAACATAACTTTTAGAAGAATCTGGGCCAGAAACCCAAGTTCTAATACGAGTTAAGTCAGTAGTTTCATCGATGTTAATACGAGATCTGCTGCGCATGATAAGTCCCTCTGGTTAGTATACACTGTTGTAAAAGTTGGATATCAGCATGAGTATGCCGAATCGCGTCCGCATGTACAAGCATTGCGCTTCTATATGGGCGGCCAGGATAAAGGATTATCCACCTAA